CATGAAGCATTTGATGATTACCCAGATGAACAATGGTTTTATTATCAAATGGCAGAAAAGTTTGGTTGGACACCTGACCAAGTAGATAACCTGCCTGCGGGAACCGCAGATTGGTTGGTGGCAATAGCCGCCATGGTTGAGAGCGTGAAGGCAGAAGCGATTAACAAGAGCAATGGCTGATGGCGGCGGAGCAATTATCGTTAAGAACTTACAAGAAGTTCTTGCGGCAATTGGCGCTTCTCAAACACAGATTGAAAAAGGCGCAAAGATTGGTATTGCTCAAGCAAGTTTAGCCATTGAACGCCAAGCAAAATTAAACGCTAATACAGGAACACGCGTTAGGGTTGGAAGCAAAATTGTTCCTGCCCGTCACATTGGTCCTAGCGGCATGGGTCCCAATGTAATTACTGGAACATTACGCCGTTCTATTAGAACAGATGTGCGTTATGGATTTGATACTTATGTTGCAACAGTTGGACCAACAGTTGAATATGCAAGAGCCGTTGAAGTAGGAAGCCCTATTTGGAAAAGTGGCGTAAAATATCCGTATCTTGAACCTGCGGCAACAAGCCTCATTAGGTCAGGTAAGTTGCGTACAATCTTCATTGGTGCAATTAAAGTGAGTATGAGGGGATGACATGGCTGACTTAATCCCCCCAATGCTCATTAAATTACAGGCAGATGTAACTGACCTCAAAGCAGGATTAGCGCAGGCAGAGAGCGCTCTTAAAGGTGTTGATAGCCAAGTAAAAACAGCAAGCGCAGGCATGGGCAAATTTAGCGCTAACTTGAAATCAATGGCTATGAATTTGGGCGTTGCTTTTGGTGGTGCGGCTGTTGCTAACTTTGCAAAACAAACAGTATTAGCGGCAAGTGATATGAATGAGTCAATCTCAAAAGTTCAAGTTGTATTTGGGCAATCTGCAGATGAAGTTCTTAAATTTGGTGAAACTGCCGCAACAGCCATGGGTATGTCTAATCAGAAAGCAATTGAAGCCGCAGGAACATACGGCAACTTGTTTCAAGCATTTGGTTTGGGACAAGGACAGGCTAAAACAATGTCCACAAGCCTTGTTCAACTTGCCGCTGACATGGCTTCTTTTAACAACACATCCGTAGATGATGCCATTCTTGCGTTGCGTTCTGGTCTTTCAGGAGAAACAGAACCGCTCAAAAAGTTTGGTGTTGCTCTTTCAGAAGTACGATTGAAAACAGAAGCACTTAAATTAGGATTAATTTCTTCAACCAAAGAAGCGCTTACTCCTGCGGCTAAGGCTCAAGCCTCTTACGCATTGATTTTGAATGACACAAAACTTGCACAAGGCGATTACGCAAGAACCGCAGATGGTACAGCCAACACAATGAAAACTCTTGCGGCTAAATTTCAAGACGCAAAGGTGGCTATTGGTCAAGGATTACTTCCTGTATTTAGAGCGTTGCTTGGAATATTAAATGTTGCAGTAATTCCCGCTCTTAAAGCGCTTGGTAAATTTATTGAAAACAATAAGGAAGCATTTACGGCATTTATTGTTGTGCTTGCGGCTGGCGCTACAGCATGGGGTGTTTACACACTCGCAGTAAAGACAGCCGATATTGCGCAAAAGTTACTTAACGGAACCATGAAAGCAAATCCAATAGGTTTAATGGTCACAGCGGTTGCTCTTTTAGTTGCAGGATTTGTAGCCTTGTATACAAAGAGTGAAACATTTAGAAAAGTAGTTCAATCAGGTTTGAAGATTGTTATTAACTACTTTGCTTTCTTTGTTGATATGATGGGCAAGGCTCTAACACTTGCAAGCAAAATCCCTGGTATTGGGGACAAGTTCAAAGGCGTTGCAAAGTCAGTCAATGATGCGGCTGAGTCCATGAGGGGGTTTTCTGACAAAATTGGCAAAGTTTATACAAAAGCACCACCCGCAATTAGCGGTGGTGGCTCTAAAAGCGGCACTGGATTAGACCTCCCTGGTGAAACGCCAGTTAATGATGCTGCCAAAAAAGCCGCATCAAAACTTGCTACTGACTTAAAAACCTTATCAAAACTACAGCGTGATTATGCACAAGATGTAGCCAAGATTAAAAAAGATTACAGCGACAAAGTTGAAAAAATCAACACTGCTTACAATGAAAAAGTTGCAGATATAAACAAGAGTTTTGACAAACAAGAAAAACAAGCAAGAGAGAGCGCGCTCAAGGACCGCTTAAAGGTTGAGAAAGAAGCGCTTGCCGCTATTGCGCAGGCAAATCTTGATGCAAGTATTAGCCGCGCCAAGATTATGCAAGACTCAATCAACCTTATGCGCAGTGCTTTTTCTAAGGTTACGGGCTTTGACATTGGTAAATCTTTTGCAGAAGGTATCAAAGACGGCAATGTAGTAGGCGCTCAAGACCTTATTGCATCAATGAAGGTGCAATTAGAAGCCATTAAACAATTGCAAAAAGATGCTGGATTACTTGCCGCTAAGGGTTATTCACAGCAATTTATCAATGAAGTTATAGCCCAAGGTCCACAAATCGGCAGTCAATTAGCCCAGGCTATTTTAAGTTCTGATGCCCAGACAACCAGTGAATTGCAATCTCTTTATGCCAGCATCCAAGATACTACTAATCATGGCTTAGACGCACTAGCCCTAAGCATGAATGAAGGCGGCAAACTAGCCACTGAAGAATTGACCAACGCCTACGCTCAAGTATCCGTAGATTTAGCAACAACAATTGCTGACATCAACAAAAACGCCATGGAACAACAGGCTGAGATTACAAAGACTCTTAATGAAACTCTTGTTGAACTAGCAACCCAACGCAATGAAGCATTGGCAGAGGCTAGAAAACAAATGAATGATGATTTAATTGAAGCGGCAAAAGCAATGAATGATGCCATGACTCAACTTAATCAAACACTTCAAAACAAACTTGATGATATGTACAATGAGGTTGCAAGAAAAGCACAAAGAATGATTGACAGAATTAGAGAAGCAATTGCAATGGCAAGCATGTTAGGTACTGCAACTGCATCTAAAACTTCTGGTGGAAGCGGTGGTGGAGCATTTGGTGGCAGTTTCTCAACAGACAATAGCGCTAGAATTTCTAATACAAATTACACCACCAACATTAAAACAGATGTAAACGCTAATCCCGCTAACATAACTGGCGCGGTATTAAATGCCTACAAGTTTGGACAGATTGTGACAGCAACAGGCGGCTCCGTTCAAAGTGATATGGTGTTCTAATGCCATTAACTACTCTGTATGCGTTTCAATTTAATGGACTAACTTTTGGTGGCGCTGGTTCTCCTTACCAAATTCAAAGCGTTGATGGACTAGAAGGCTTACCCCAAATTCGCAATCAAGATGACAACCGCGGATATTTGGATGGTTCATATTCCGGTCGTGATTTTTACGATGCGCGTACAGTTTATATTGATGTGACAGTGCTTGGTGATGCCACAACTACCGCGCAAGGTAATTACAAATTGCTACAAAATGCATTTGCGCCACAACCACTTGGTTATTATGACGACCCAACCGGATTGTCTAACACCGCTAATCAATTGAAATTATTCCAATTTAGATTAAACGGCAACACCGGCGACATGCGTATGTACGGGCGTAGCCGTGGTTTGCAAACGCCAATTGATGCTGATTTTACTTATGGTTTTATTAAAACAAGAATTATGCTTACATTTCCAGACCCACGCTATTACACCGACGCTGGAACTACGCATACGGGAACATCGTTTTCTGTAACCAATGATGGGTGGGCTATTAGTTGCCCTACAATTTTTATTGCCAGCGTAACTGCAACAAGCGGTGAAATAACTAACGGCACATTAGGTTTGCCTAATGACGGATTTACTCACATGTATTTTGCCAATATGACTATTGGTGATTCGCTGGATATCGATTTGTTATCACGCATTGTTTATTATGAATTTGCGCCTAGCCGTAACATTTTAACTGCTGCATCAACAGGCTGGTTGGAAATGGAACCCAATGCAACGGCAACATGGCGTTCAAATATTGGCACAATGACATCCGTAACAAGAAGTGCGTTTATCTAATGGCTGAAGAATTTCGTTATGTAACCACGCGTG